GCTATATCGACGTTGATTGCCGTGGTCAAGGTGGAAGCACCCACAAACGCATACGTCGGAGCAGCAAAGACTCGCTCCCTTTGCAGGGTTAAAGCTCCTGTAGCCCATTGGCGCGTGGCAGCGGTAAAGTTCGCTCCAATAGATTCTGTACTTGCCGTTCGTGCCGTATCAGCAGGAGTGGTCAGAGTGAAGTACGAAGTCGCGCCAGATGTCCGAGCGATGGGGGTCAAAGTGCTAACAGCATTGATCGTCAACCCAGTGGTTGAGCCACTTACCGCAGATCCAAGGTTGATCGTTGTTGTCGAGCCGCTTACCCCTGCGGTGCCAAAATTGATGGTCTTGGTAGTGGCGTTTTCCGTAGCACCTGAACCGACGTTCAGCGTGTGAGCCTTAGTAGACGCATCAATAGTAATCGTGCCCGTCGCGGCAGTTCCGCCTGCCGTAAATGTCCCAGTCGTCTGCGAAGCACCAAGAGAGATGTTCTGGGTCGTGGCCGATGCTGTTATTGCCCCATTAATCGTGGTCGTGGTTCCACTTGTAGAACCAACTGTTATCGTTGTGGTAGAACCTGATACTCCACTTGTACCGATGTTGATTGTCTTGGTAAGAGTGTTCTCAGTAGCACCTGAACCGACGTTCAGCGTGTGAGTCTTGGTTGAAGCGTCAAGGGTAATTGCCCCCGTTGCAGCGGTCCCACCCAGCACAAAAGTACCCGTGGTTTGAGAAGCGCCGAGAGAGATGTTCTGGGTCGTGGCCGAAAGCGTGAAAGCTTTTGAAAAATCAGTCGCGCCGGTCGAATCAGTCAAAACCGCGACCGCCGTACCGTCGTTAGCCTTAATGTTAGTGACTTGCAGGTTGGTCGTCGTGACGAGGGCTGTCAGAACTGACGTCTCGCAGTAAAGAGTTCTCCATGAGTTACCAGACGAGCCGAGATCCCGTGCGTTATCCGTCGAAGGCAGGAGGTCTGTATTGAACCGCGCCGTAGCGGTGATGGTGTCTGAAGTAGCGTCACCTAACGTGGTGTTTCCATCGACCGTCAGGTTTCCAGAAATGTGACCATTTACAATGGTGGTCACGCAAGCGTTGACGTTGGTGCCATCACAAAATACAAACGCCGTATCCCCAGCGGGAATAGCTACGCCAGTCCCTGCGGACGTTTTAACAGTAACCGCGTAAGCTGAACCATTCTTAACGACATACAACTTAGACGCTGCTGGGCAGATTACCTCTCCGGCGGCGGTAAGCGCAGTGCCACCTGCGCCGGTAGCAAGAACCAACATCGCACACCGAGCTTCTGAACTTGTACCGTCAGCGGTAGTCAGCGTATGAGCGTTGGCAGTCCATGTATTGATCGTAGACAACCCGGCTACCGCCTGCTCAACCATAGAGGTGATGTTGTCGTTAACAACAGTACCCCAAGTACCGGAAAGCTCCCCGGTGACAGGGAGAGCAAGTTTTAGAATTGGTGTGTATGCGGTGGTCATATTTTGCCCTAAACATTAGTCCAGTTTGGAGTTTGGGTGGTGGTTATATTCCCCCATCCCGGCGTCTGCGTATTGGTTATCGTTAACCACCCCGGTGCCTGTGTGTTAGACACACCTGCCCATCCCGGCGATTGGGTGTTTGTAACCCCACCCCAGCTTGGTGTTTGAACGGTATTGTTTGGGTACCAAGAAGTAGGCATTGCAGGTACCTCAATAGATGTGTCAGTTGCTTGAACGAATCAACGCCGTCGTGGCTGTGTTCCCCGGCATGGTGACCGTAAACGTGTTGATGCAGGTCTTATCCGAACCAAAGTCTAAAACCGCAATAGACTTATTCCCTCTGGTCACATTGTAAAGAAGCGCACACCGAGTAGTAAAAGCAGCGGGAACCCATAAGACATTATTGAACGTCACCCACGCCGTGTAACCACTGCTACTAATAGCGGCTCCAGTGACTACGTTTCCACCTGCGCTGTACCCAGTACCCGCACTCGGCACCTCATTCGCGTCCGTGTAGACGGTCGTAGACGCGTCGAGGTTGGCTTCGGCAGTGTAAAGCGCGAGCTTAAGCACATCTGTAGTCAGGTCGTGTATAGCCTGATACAACTCTGCTTTAAAGCTCGTGGTCTGGGTCTGGACGATCATTTGACCGGGTTCCTTACCTGCCCATCACGATAAGCATCCATACGCTGCTTGCCGTCACCCAGATTCTTGAGGAGCGCCAGCGACTGGCCGTAGAGCTGAGCGTACATATCCATCTGCTCTTTTTCGGCTTTCATGAACCTAGCGGCTTCGACAACCGTAGCGTTCAAGAGCGCCGAGTCGAAGTTCTCGCCTAGCCAAGTGACACCGCTTGCGTTGGTGACTGCAGAAACGGAGATGCTAAAGCCGGAACCTGTCCCGCCGATGCTCGACGCATCGCAAGACAACGTATTCCCCACTGCGTAGAACACGCCGGGGTTTTGAATAGTGACCGAGGTCACCGCACCGCCGGAAACAACAATCCTCGCCGTTGCACCAGAGCCAGATCCGCCCGTGAGAGCTACACCGTTATACGTCCCGTTGGTGTACAACGAGCCCGCCGTGATGGCCCCCAGCGTATTCAACGCACCCTGAACGATAGACTCAGGGTAGTAGTAATAGTGCAGCTCAACGTAGTACGCCAGATCGGGCGTAGGGCCTACGATGAACGAGAGTTCCGTCTCCAGATCTGACCTTGGCCCGAAGATCGCGTAGTACTTGGGTACGCCCTTGGAGTTGGGCGGCGGGTACGCTTCGCGGATGAAGTTAACGTCTTTGTTTAGAAGATACGCGTAGGTGCCGGTGTTGGTATCTCCGCCAACAACGTTAGTAATGACCGCCAGAGAATAAACAGACAAAAAATCCGTAGGAGCCGATAGATACTGATTATCAGCAGTCAATTGTCCATAGACGTTCTTCCGCAGATTGGAGATCTGCACCGAGTTGTAGATGATCTGCTCGGCCTGACGGACGAACAGCGCCATCTGAGCATCGGTGAAAGTATTCTCAACGATGTTCGCAACATTGGTTGCCAACTCAGTGTATTGCATAGCTTACGCCATCGGCCCACGGGCCATCACGCCCTTAGTCGCAGCACCAGTCCCACGGATTTTGATGCCCGTAGTCTTGACGTTCTTCTCCGGATAGCCCGAATTCTTCAGGTCTACTTTGGGAGCTGGCTTCGTCTGGTTGGAGTCTTTTTTCATCTTAAACCCCAGTCATGCGGGCCCGCCGCATCGGCTTCTGCTGGTTCGCAACCTTTGCAAGGTTACGCCCCATCTGCTTCATCTGCAGATTGGTCTTGCCACCTTTGGCAAACTTGGTGGGCTTTTTGCCCGGGTGCATGTTGGCTTCGTGCTTATGCACCGCTTTCTTCGCGTCCATGATCGCTCCTAAGTCGTAGCAACTGTAACTGTACCAACAGACGTGATCGCCACCAAGTAGTTTGGCGTCAGTCCAACGTCATTTGCGCTCGCTCCACCCACAGGATTCCAGCCCCACTGAATGTCCCGAGATCCGCCAGTAGGATTGCCGTCAACGTTTACCCCCGCTGTTACGTAACTAGTATCCCGCCTTGGATTCCTGAGCGCTTGCGGGTCGTCTACAGGATACATACCCAACTGCAACTGGGGGTGATCTGGGTCCCAGCACTCCCGGCACACTAGCACATTGACGGGCTTCGTTTTGACAATCAGTGTGCGAAGGGTGCGCAGGCGAAAGCCAAACCCACAGCGATCACAGACCCCAATTGCCTTCTTGTTACTGGCGAACCGATTACCCACTACATCACTCCACCGATGAAGGCCCGTCGCGGCACGAGACGAACTGCAGCTTTCTCACGGTCTTCACCTGCCGCCAAGTTGAACTGCTCGTCGTACGCCGCTTTCAGCATGTCGAGCCGAGGCATCAGCTCCGGCACTTTCATCGCGATGTAGTACGCAAGCCCTGCTACTACGCAGGGGAGGAAACGGAAGTTCATGTCCGCCGTCTCAACGCCGTTCCCTGCGTCCTGCACGCGCCTCATGCGCCAGTACACGAACTGATAGGTCTGCGAGTTGTCCGGCGTGGGCCACACTGTGATGGCCGGCAGGTTGGGGTTGTAGACCGTAGCCCCCGAGGAATGCCCTGCTGCCGTCGTTCCGTTCTGTCCACGCACCACACCGCCTAGACTATTACCGTCCAGCCAGCCATAGTAGATGTCTTCGGACCCGAGACGGATGAAACCGGCAGAGGCAAGGTTTGCGGTCGAGGAGAGTGTGATAGTGGTTGTGGAACTGGTGATGGTCCCGTTGAGCGTAGCGCCCGTGGGCGATACCTGCCCCGACAACCGCTGAACCCAAACCTGAATGGGACGCCCCGGAGCTAGCTTGTTCGGGATCGTGGCGTACGTCGAAACACTGATGCGGGTGATGTTCAGGTCTGCCTGCGTTGAGGCAGCGTTTTGCCCCGTGCGAATGACGTGATCGAGCAGGTCGATGGTATCAAGGGGGAGAGCATAGGTGTTCAGCCCGGGCGTCAGGGTCAGCGTACCCTGCTCGATTGTCCACATGTTGATGCCACGATTTTGCCACTCAATGGTCATCAAGTTCATAGACCGGCGAGCAGTTCGCAGGTCATAGCCAGAACGCATCTCGCGCCCAGCCCGCTCCCACGCCTCTTCAGCGATGTCTGTGAACTCTAAGTTGAACGCCGTGGTGCCGGTAGTGGTCATCGAAATCTCGCAGTCTTCTGAGCAATCCCTTTAGGCTGGGCTACAAACTGCTTGCCCTTAGCTTTCCCGGCTCGCTTGGCCTTCGTAGTCGCTGCATACTCTTGCGGGCTGAGAGACTTGATCGCTGCCTCCGGCAGATACCGCTCACCCGTTTTAGAGGAGGGCTTTCCGCTTTTGGTCCGCCACTTCTGCGCGGTCCAGTCAGAGAGCGATTGCTGAGAAGGCTTCACCCCTTATACCCCCCGCCCTTCTCTTTGTACTTCTTGGCTAGCAGCTGTGCTTTTCTCGCGCTCCACTGCCCTGCACCAGTCCCCTGCGTTGCCTGACCTTTGATCTGATTGAACAAGGCTTTACGCATCCCGGGCTTAGTGTAGTTGCCAGCTTCGTTCACGCGGCTGACCTTTCCACCTTCTGCATACTCGTAGAAAGCAGTATCGTCCCGCCGCTGCTTGCGCTTAGGCTTAGGCATCTTACTGGGCATAATTGCGCCCATGCCGCGTGAAGAAATCATATATACCGACCTTTTGTTTTACCTTTACGCGCTATACCATCCCCGCGTGATGGCAAGTTAACAGAACCGCCACTCTTCTTTTTAATCGGTTCTATGTCTTCAAGGCGGTCACGTTTTCGATCAACTTCTCTAGCAAATCTTTTGCGGGCTTCATCGTAATAATCTCGTCCTGTCCAAGCATGCACAAGGCGATTAGCGCCATACAAAGCCGCTCTTAATGGATGCGTGTACAAAGGCGGTGTAAAAGTTTCGCTAGTACGAGGGTCATCTTTAAACAACGGTTTAACATATCTTCCTTGAGGATATTGAACCGTTTCTTTTAATTGACTTGTGTAATAATTTTCACGAGGATCAAGCAGTTTTAAAAATCGTTCTTTACGTTCATACGGACCGTATCCCATGACACGGTTTTCAATATCTTGCAATATCTTCTCATGCTCTTCCCATTTGCGTTTTTTTTCTTTTTCAGAAAGAGAAGCATTAGCTTCTCCTCCTTCGTTAAATTTACGCTTTTTCATACAAACTTACCTTTGGTCTTGCCCCGCTGAGCACAGCCATCCGCACGCTTGGAGGCGGACCCGACCGATCCACCTTTGGCATAGCCAGCTTCTTGATACGCTTCGTACTCTCGAGCTGCCTCGGGCACGGACTCACGCATTTCTTTCGCGGCCCGGATGTCATCGCGCGCAGACTTCGCCATCGTAGGCATGAAGCGAGACATGATGTCTTTCTCGCCCGCAATACCTTTTTGCATCATCTCGCGCGACCGCGCAAGCTTTGACCGTTCTTTTTCAGTGGGCTTACGGTACGTTGCCATGTCAGCACTTCCCGCCGCCCATCATGCGGACCTGCATAGCTTTGGTCTTGCCTTTCTTGGCAATACCGTCAGCAGCTTTGTGCCCCGGTGCAAGACCGCCGGATTTGTAGGTCATGCCGCCGCCCATCATCTTCTTGGCCATGCCGCCAGCCTTCATTTTTCCTTGACCGTCGGCTGCAAAAGCGGGAACTTTTTTCCCGTCTTTCATAACCATCGGCATACCGCCAGAAGCGTAGCCACCCTTCTTCATGCCCATCTCGGCCATCTCATGCTTGACCATAGCCTTGGGAGCGCCCTTCTTTTTCATGAAGGCCACTTCTTTACCCATCATCTTTTTCGATTCTTTCATGTCACCACCTCGGTTAAAGTTGCGGCCTTTGTCGGCCTCGACAAACTCTTTTCCAACCGACTGCGGCACGCCTACGCGCTTAGCAGCGGCTGGGTCATTGGCGACCATCGCCATCAGGTTGTGTTGAGCTTTGGTCTTGCTTGGCATTTGCCCTCCCAGTAAAACCTTTTACTGTGTCGGTTTCCCAGATTCGGATTGCAAACCATATTACGGTTAACACCCCGCCAATCAAACCAACAATAGGCGGGAACCATTGCATAAAACCAGCAACGCCCACAACAACGGCAGCGCCATCAGCAGCGGTTTTGATTTCTTGTGCGTTCATCTCAGCACTTCCATGATCTCAAACTTTTATTGATCCGACTGTTTGGGTCATTCGCGGTCTTCGCGGAAGTCAACTTCTTCTTCATGCCCGTCATCCGGGCGCAGAATGACTTCTTCCTTGCCCCACCTTCCGGTTGCGGAGCCTTGAGCCCCGGCTTCCCCGGATTGGCTGCGTTGTAGCTGGCGCGCCCTTTGGCATTCAAACCACCAGCGGGATTCTTGCCTTCTTTGCGTTGCCATGCCGGTGTCTTCGCCATTACGCCCACACCCTAACAGGAGCAGAAGGTGCCACAATAAAAC